TTTTCTGCAAAATCTGTTGATGTTGCTAAGTCATATACACTTGTAAAAGTCTGTGGAAGTACATATGTAAAGTCTATTAATATCTGTGGTGTTTTGTCTACAGGAGGATTACTTCCATTAAATTGTGAATGCTCAAATCTTAAAAAAATACTTAGTGAAGAACCCTGTATTAAATCAATACCATCTAAATCAATATCTACAATTGAGTCAACAATATTTACATTTTGATTCCAAGTATAAGTACCATTGGAAAATGTTTCGGCAATAGATTTACGACCAATTGATTCGGTAGTAACTGACAAATCATATTCTAATTTAGTCTTAACTTTATTACGAACTAAATCATATCCCTCTAAATAATTAGCATACATTAATCTATTACCCATTAGCGTTTGAGCCTGAGCAAGTAACGGTACGTTGTCGTTTAATCTTAATATCTCAGCATCAAATAATATGGTAAATATTTTACTATTAGTAAACGTATATAAGTAATTAGTGTTATTAGCTAAACCTAGTTCTTGTTTATCTAATTTTTCTATAACTTTTATTATACTAGAATTCATATCCTTAAATAATAAATCCACACCAACAACAAGTGGTCCACCTGAGTCGTAAGTAATCTCACATAAATTTGTAGAATTTAACATACCTTCATTCAAGGCAGTAGAAGCTGAATAGCTAAAAGTGTTTGGTATAAATGAAGCATTAGAAAATTGAGAAGTAGCAGAGTACTCTCCATCTTCATATTTATATCTATATGCAAATGAAATAAATCTATCTTCTAAAAAGTTATCTTGACTAGAAGTTGCAATAGGTTTAATCAATGGGGAATTTGATGGTGGTCTTTTTATTACAAGCAAAGACTCTGCTGATAGTACGTCAACACCATTTACAGGATTAGGATAGTTTTTAGTTACATTTATATTTCTTGGTTGATTATAATTATCTGTCCAAAAAAGTAAATCTGCTACTTTATTAACTCCTGTAATTAAAAATTGTGAGTTAAAATTTAATACTGTTTTTGTAGCATCTAATGGGTCACCAACACTAATAACGTGATAAGTAAGTATATCTAAAGTGGTGTTATAAGAAACCACTAAATCAACAATCCCTGCCGGAGCACCTGTCCCTTGAAAGTTATCGTCATTTATAAACCAATATAATGTTTCTTCTGCTCCATCTTCATATGCACCTATACATCTAGCTGATGAACTTAAACTTTGATTTAGAAATTGAACATTCGTAAGTAATGTGTTTCCTTTTGAGTTCTCTATTGCTCCTATTTCTGAGCCTTCTGACGAACCCATTCTAACATTCAATGCATCGATATACTCTCCGTTAGGAACGAGCCTCTCATCGACCATCTTGTTCATTTTACCTGAAGTAAAGTTTCTAGTTATATTTGCCATATTATTTTATCCACTTGTCTCTACCTCTAAGATTTTGTAATAATCTTCCGGGATGTATATTACTGATTCTGATTTTAGCATTTCTTAAAAGAGCCGTCTTCTTTTTCTTTAGTCTAGATACAATGTATTCTTGAACCCCAACTTTAGAACCAAGTATTGCGTACTCAATGTATGCATATATGAAATCTTCAAACATTTTATTTACAGTAACTAAACTGTCATCTCCATTTTCCATACCATCAGAAACATATTCTAAAATACATAAGGTCCCTGACATTCCTGAACTAAAATTAATAACACCACCTTTAGAATTAATCTTAAAAGTGGGATTTATATTAGCCGTTTCTGTATTTAAACCAAACCTTGCACCTATACCATATTCAAAATACCAATTGCCATCTACATTCCAACCTTCTCTACCGTTCATTGCAGAGTTTTCGTTTAGATAAATAGATTGCTTTCCTCCAAAAATTCTTTCATTATCTATAGTACTAAACTCAGGCTTTAAAGCTGCACCGTCTTGGTCAAATAAAATTCTATATTCATTATCTTGTAAGTAAGCGTCACTCCAATTTGTCTGTATATTTTCACTAAGAGGATATAATAAACCATCTTTGTATTGAGATACTCTAACCCAATTAACATAATCTGATGGTAAAACAAATCTTAGCATATCAGAAACTTCTAATTCTAAAATTTTTATTTCTTTAAATGCATCATAGTTTAATTCTTGAATTGCTCTTTTTGCGTGAAACAATATTTTAAATCGTTCCTCGTTATTTACAAGACTGTGGTTTCCTGCATACATTAACATAAAATTGTTAACGATATCTTCTAATGATACATATTGATATGACCCCCAATTTTCATCTTCGGGATTTGCTCCACCATTCTCATAATATTGATACTGTGTTATATATGCCATAATCTATTTTTCTTCTTGTTCTGATTGTTGTTCTGATGATTGAGCAAACTGAACTGCTTGAATTTCTCTAATACTCATACCTGCGTACTGAAGTATTTTCATAACTAAATTAACCTCATCATCATTAGGTAACTCAAAGTCTTGATAATCTGCTGCCCCCTCATCAAACGCAGGTTCTCCATTTACTAAATCAACAAATGTCCATTTAGGAATAAAAGGAAATCTAATATATTGAGATACCAACTGTCCAATACCATTAATGGTATCAGGATATGCCTCTGCATAATCTCCGTTTTGTGTATATGCAGGATAGGTTAAGTTGGGTGCAGTTAATAAAGAATTAACTAACATAGTTATTTTACTATGAGTTACCTTTTCTGCTTCCTTCACATTCCTACCTGCATATATATAATAATTTTTAGCAATTGCATTCCAAACAAGTACACCACCTGCATTTGGTCTAACTAATAGTTGTGTAGAACTTACAACGCTACTAACAATTGTATTGTATGTAACACCATTTGTAACAGTAGAAGCTATATCCCCCACTTGTACTCCTGATGCTATAAAATCTTGTGTTGTATCTGCTACTAACGTACCACCACCATTTGTTAAAGTAGTTGAAGCATTAGAAATCAATACTTTGTTATATACTAAATTCTTATTAATGATATAATAATCATTATTAGTAGTTGTTAATGAGGGCAGGAAATATAAAGATTCAGGGAAAGTTGTAGAACCTTCTCTTAACAAAGGAAGTGTTACGGAAAAAGTATCTATAACTTCTTCCAATCCTTTTGTTATATCAGCATATCCTGTGCCTGATTGTCTTGCGTTCTCTTTAGATATTTGATAGTTGTATGAGTAAAAATAATTCTCAAACAAATCTAACTGAGCCTGCTTTGCAAACAAATTAAAGTCAGAAGGTGAGATATATCCGTAGTTATTTTTATTCAGAACTGACATTACTGTTTGTCTAACTGAGTTTATCATCTGTAATTCTTTTGAACAAAGATAAACAAAATAAAAAGACCCCTTCAAAATGAAGAGGTCTCTTAAAATCTAATAAAAGATTAGTTTAATTAAGCGATAGTTACATCAACTACTGCTTGTCCATTTGGAATAGAAACCTTTGAAACTGCTTTCATCCAATTAGTTTGTGCTGCAACTACTAAAGCGTAGTTGATTGAGTCAGCCATAGCAGCAGTAAAACCTGTTCCTACTAGCGTGTACACAACTGCACTATCTGCTGAATGTAATGCAATGTTAGTTGCAGTTACTGCACCAACTGTTAATCCTCCGTTAATTGCAATTTGTACAGGCTCAAAGTCCTCTACTGCAAATGATAAATACTTGTTCATAATAAATTATTTTAATTTAGTAAAAAACACCACCTCTCTGATGATGACTAAGCTACAAAGATAACAATATTATAATAAGCTTTCAAGGTACTTTAATACCTCTAATCCATCGTCAGACTTTAAATGTGAGACAACTAAGTCCATACCATTTTGTCCGTAAGGCACATTAAGCATTTTGGTTTTGTTTGTTGATGTACTAAACCATACTTCTTTATTACTTTTTCTGAAAGTTAAAAGACCTTTATCAAAAATCTGCTGAACAGTTCCTTGCATTTTTAATTCAGGGTCATTAATAATATCCATAAAGTCTGAAGGATAATTTTTAGCATACACTAAAACATCTCTTTTTAATTCAGCAGTTGAAACTTTAGAAGTGTCTTTATTAAATAAAACTCTACATACAGTTTCTAATTGGTCTAAACTTAATGACTTAGCTTCTATTAAAGCATCAGCTTCTATCATTAAATCTTCTACTTCCTGTTCTGCATCTTTAGCTGCATTAACTTCTGAAAATTTCTTTCCATTTAAAGGATGGTAAAATAAAAATTCTTGAAGTATTTGATTTTCTTTTGCAACGTGCAAGAATCCATCTTCAAAAATAATAGGTGACAATAAAGCATTGCCGTCTTGTTCATCTTCGAAAGGACTTTTTTGGTTACTTGCATATCTCAAAGAACGGTTTATACCGGTCTCTTCATCGAAGTGCATTAAAGGAAATCTCTTACTGTTTCTTGTTGGTAGCATAAAGGCTAATGGTGCTACTGCCTGTGTCAAACGATATTGTTTGTCTAGAAATACTTTCTTTTTTGTTTTCATTATAATAGAATTAGATTAAAATTTGAATTAAAAAAAGGGGAGGCTCATCAGAATATATATTGCCCCCCCTAATTATTTACTTCTTATTGGTTGAATAAGAAGAAGTTGTTAGCACCTAAAGTACATACTGCTCTTTCAGATAAGAAATGAACCTCCATAGCATCTAAGCTAGAAGTTTCTGCTCCACCTGCTGAACCTGTAATCCAAGTCTTGTAACGTCTGTCTTCAGTTTCTGAAGCTCTATATCTAACGTGCAAGAATGGTCTCTTAGCGTTCTTCCCTAAGATTTGGTCATACACAGAAGTAGAACCTGCAGGAACTAAAAGTCGATTAACTCTACCTGAACCTGCTACTGTTGGTAAACCACCACGCATTGTTGGGTCGTTTAGGTATTTCCAATCAGACTTGTAAAAGTCGTAACCTCTACGGAATCCTGTGAAACCTAAGTTCAAAGCCATATCTTTCTCATTGTCAAAAAGACCATAAGAAACACCACCTGCTGCATTAGATGATTGTTGAGACAACATATCGTCAATGTCAAAAGAGAAATCTCTATCAACAAATACAACGTTCTCTTCAATAGCACCTTGCTTATCAAGTCTAGAGATAATTGAATCCCACTCTGCAAGAGTTGTTGGATTACCTGCTCCCCATACGTTTCCTCTTTGTTCTACAACATAGAAGATACCATCAGAACCTTTGTTACCTACATCACCTGTAGTAGCAATTGCTCCTGAAGCTGCTTCT